GCAACGCACACTCACGTGTTACGTGTTAGTCCCACATTCTGCAATAGTAGAGCTGACTCCGAAGAGCCAGCCCTAATACTTTACGCAGAGTAGAATTTCAGCGGAATGCCAGTGGTAGTAGTCATGACATCACCTTCTTGGTTTGTCTTAGTGACCAACTTACCTGCAGGCAAATCAAACTCTGCATCCACAGGCATATCAGCCAATGGTTGCTTGTTAACGTAACAGTAAGTATCCTCGGTTGAGAATGCATTACCACTTGCGATGCGTACCAACGCATGATTGTCAGTGAACTTGACGATGGTAGCTTTTTGAGTCTGCTCCAAGACTTGCACTACGTTGCTCATGATTTAGGTATTTGAGTTCGATGCTTTGCACCTGTCAATGATGGAGTTAATCAAGGACCGAAGTCCCCGATGAATTAGTTCATCATTGCGCGGTACTCATCAAGTGTGACGAGTGTTCCGCAGTACAGCACAAAGGTCATGCGAACAGATTTAGGTAGATTAAACAACAGCACAGTAAACTGTACCACCAACAAAACATGCAGCCCAAACAGCTGCGACATAAAGGATGCCAGCAATCATATCAATTGGATTTAGGTTCGATGCAAAGTCAAGGTCAATGATGGAGTTTTAAAAACAGAGCACGATGCTCTGCTGATTAATGATGACGCTTCTTTGCTTCACGAGCAACCAAAGCGATGAATGCTGTGGTGATGATGACCCACATCCATACGATAGTGACGTCAGCCATCTGTGCTGTCAAAGGTTCCATGGCAGTTTAATTTGCGAAGTAGGGGGGTACTTCAATTTCCGATGGCTTGCCGGGGTCACTGATGGTGTTGGTATCCGCTCTCAAAAATTTTTTTGCCACATAATTTTTTTGACTTACCTTTACCACATGGCAAAGCAAACCGCATTCGACATTTACATTCGTAAAAACGTCTCCCGTCCTGGGGTACATGCTAAGACTAAGACTTCTGTACACAAGAAATCTAAGAACTACAAGAAAGCATATCGCGGCCAGGGTAGGTGACACACCTATCACTATGGAAGAATATCTATCGCATTTTGAATTTTTAGTTGTAGCAGGAACATTGATTGGGGGTTGGATAAAGTTCCAAGCTGACTACAACAAACTATCATCTCGAGTCTACGCCCTGGAGGCAGACAACAGAGAATTTAAGGACGACGTTAAACAGCTCCTTAAAGACATACAAGAGATTAAAGTTCTACTAGCTAAGAACAAAGTAGAATGAAGCTCGACGACAACACCAATTTTGGGATTAACATCAAATGGTTGATCCAAATCGTTGTAGGGGTTGGTGGGGCTGTATGGGGATACTTCACAATCATGGAAAGGATATCTCACCTGGAGATAGACAAGATGCGTCACAACCAGGAGATAGAGCTCAACTCAGAGTTTAGAATCAAGTGGCCTAGAGGAGAAATGGGGAGCCTACCTGATGATGCTGAGCAGAATCTTAGACTCAATCACGTAGAGCGTGACGTGCAACATCTGCAAATACTTGTGGATGAACTACGTCAGAAGAACTGTGATTGATTATATTTGTAACGAAACCGCTTTGCGACCGGCCCTGAGGTAACCAAGTAGGGGCCTAGACATCGGGTTACAGTAGCTGTCAACATAGTCAGTGAACGTTGTCCCCGGTAGTTTCAAAAAGTGCGTTGGTATAAAACTCGGGTGGGAACAAGGCTATAGGCTGACAGAAATGCCCCCACGTAGGCTAAACACGGCGAGTGGAAATCCAACGTTAAACACGAAAACCAAGGGGGAATACTTGTATCCATGAGAGAAATAAACAGAATAATCATACATTGCTCAGCCACACCAGAAGGGAGGGACATAGATGCAGCAACAATCAAGGATTGGCACGTGAACGGAAATGGGTGGTCGGATATCGGGTACCATTACGTGATCAAGATTAACGGGGAGATAGAAAGTGGACGCCCGCTTGATGTTGTGGGGGCACACTGCAAAGGCCACAATGATGACTCCATTGGGATATGCTACATTGGTGGGGCAGATGAGGACATGAACCCCAAAGACACAATGTATGATTGCCAGGAAGAGGCGCTCAGGGAGTTGATCTACTCACTCCGCATGGTATGGGACAAACATCTCACCATACACGGTCACAACGAATACGCATCCAAGGCTTGTCCAAGCTTCAAGGTTAGCGAAAAGTTCAAAGACATACTATAAGTTTGTATATAAGGTAAAACTTTATATCTTTGTCAAAAACCAACACTATGGCAAAGATAAAGTTTCAACCAACACGTGACTGGATCGTTCTCCCGTATCAGAAGCAGAACGAAACCGAAGCAGGTATCCTCCTTAGCGATGCTGCTGCACACACCCTACGTACTAACATTCTTGAGGTAGTTGCTGCCGGACCGAAATGTGAAGCGGTCAAGGAGGGTGATACCGTTATGGTTCACCCCAACTCAGAAGGACTCATCATCAATCTAGACGAGGGCGACTTCGTAATGATCAATGAATTCCAGATCTGTGGCATATTCCCAGAATGAACGGAACAGTTACTATATCGTTGAAAGACTTCGAAGACTTGAAAAACGAATCCACTAGAGTGGAGGACAGGAAGTCTAGGCTGACTCGTGCAGCCAAGGAGTTAGAGGTATTCCTATCATTCATGTGCACACGTGAACACATACAGGAATACCTAGACGAGTTTAACAGGCAATCTCAGACATGTAGAATAACTATAGAAGACGGGAGAGCCAAAATAGTATTCAAGGATGAAGATTAAGATAGCAGCAGACACGACGTACAAGTACCTGCAGGTATTCAATGGGATCTTCGAGTTGACCGACAAGGAGCTCCTAGTACTATCACACTTAGTTGACCACTCTACTACCACCAATCTCTGCTCTGCAAAGAACAAGAAGGTTGTGGCAGACAAGCTTGGGATACAGGACTATAGTACATTGAATAACTACGTCAAGAGACTGAAAGACAAAGGTGCTATATTAAGCACAGCAGACGGGTACAAACTAACCCCTGTACTCGAGAGTACAACTGAAATACAGATAGTAAGATGAAGTCAACTTTCAAAATGCTGAAGAACTTCGCTAAAGAAGTAGCGCAGTTTGCAGAAGCAGGAGCACCACACGTAACCACGCTCCAATACAAGAAGAGAGTAGATGCATGTGCTGCATGCCCACACCTTAAGAAAGAAATAGACAGATGCGGATTGTGCGGATGTCTAGTGGAACACAAAGCAAAGTGGGCCACAGCAAAATGCCCAGATGACCCACCTAGATGGGAGCCAGTCAAAGTAGGGGAAGGGGGCAAGAAAATCAAACTCAAGAAGAATGACAACAAAGGTGATAATCCAGAAGCTGGCAACGAAGTACAACCTCCCACTGAACAAAGTTGAGGAGGCTGTATTCTACCAGTTCAAATACGTATCTGAGATAATCAAGGCAGGGAAATTCGAACCGATCAGACTACCATATCTAGGCAAGTTCCACGTACTCCCAGGCCGACTAAAACACTTAAACAATGGAGAAACTTCTTAGGTTCCAGGACAGGAACTTTGACCAAGTATACTACCCACTATCTAAGCTGCGTGGGTTTAGCAGACAGGATGCAACCTGCGGTGGGTGCTTATTTATACACTTTGACCCACTTAGAAACGCAAACCAAGTAGACGCTGGGAGCGACGTTGATGTGGACTACGTCAAAATAAAGTTCACTGATGCATCTGTCTTAGGCACTGTTATCAGGAACATCATGACGAACATCAACAGCACCCCAAAGGGGATAGTAGATGTACTAATAATCTTTGGTAATGCAGTGCAAAAGCAGGCCTTTGATATTAAGGGGAGCAACACATCACAATACCTGTGTACACCACAAACAGATGCGGGTGAAGATCAGTTTGGGTCAGCCGCTGCAGCTTGTGCTGGTGTAACATGGAACGATGTTATTACCATACACATGGCATCTGACGTTTAATGAGAGACCTGATCACTGTAAGCAACAACGTAGTTGTTCCAAGCGCTTACGCACTCACCATCAACGAATTCAAAGGATTGAAATCCCAAGAGCTGGGGGCTGTGTACTTCTACACGGATCACCGCTCCCCGTACGCTGTGTATGACGAGAGTGAAAGGTTGGACAAAATAAGTCAAGATCTAAAGGTTAAGTTCACCCCCAAGGTTAGAGGTGCGATTGATAAATATAAGGAACTATCAGAGACATCAGCAGTTAAACTACTTAAGTCTGCTAGGGCCTCAGTCACCAAACTAGAGAAGTACTTTGCAACCATCAACCTTAACGTACTGGATGACAATGGGAAACCAATCTACCACGCCAAGGACCTCATAGCTAACCTAGCCAATATGGGAAAAGTTGTGAACGGACTTGAAGAGCTAGAAGAAATAGTCAAAAGACACCAGCAAAAAGACAACCCCAACAGAGGAGGGGTAGTGACTAACAAGTACTCACAGTAATGTTTAAAGACAGTGTCAAGTATTCACCTGCTGCTCAGCACTACCTGGACTTCGGCTTCTACACAGATGCCATCCCAGGCACGCGTGAATACTATGAGTACTGGGATGAACAAAGAGAAAGATGCTTACAGGGATATCTAGACATTACAGGATACCACTACTTCTATCTAAATTTCTGCCCTATCGACCGAGTCGTAGACGCATACCTGGCAGATGGTACAAAGATCGCCCGAAGAGACAGAACATTTCCTGCCTTCTACGACGGAGACCACGAGTACTTCACTGCGGTAGACGAGTGCAGAAAAACAAATAAGCACATGGTTGTGCTAAAAGCACGGCGTAAGGGTTTCTCGTATAAAGCTGGGGCTATGCTAGCTAGGAACTATTTCCTAATGCGTAACTCGAAGAACTATGTGTTTGCCTCGCAGAAAGAATACCTGATTGGGGATGGGCTTCTGTCCAAAGCATGGGACTTCCTATCATTTATCGATGACAATACAGCCTGGACACAACCAAGACTACGTGACCGTGAAATGCACAAGCAGTCAGGGTACAAGAAGAACGTAAACGGGGCAGATGTAGAACTAGGAATGAAGTCCCAAATCATTGGGGTATCTCTGAAAGACAACCCAGACAAAGTCCGTGGTAAAGCAGGTGATCTGATATTCTTCGAGGAAGCAGGTTCATTCGGGGGCCTACTAAAAGCATGGGAGGTTGCTATGCCTACTATGCGCCAAGGTTCTAAAACCCTCGGCACTATGATAGCATTTGGTACAGGTGGTGAAGAGGGGAGTGGATTTGACGGTATGGAGGAGCTATTCTATCACCCAGAATCGTACGACTGTATGGCATTCGACAACGAATGGGATGCAGGAGCTATGGGAACTAAGTGCGGATACTTTGTCCCAATCTACCAAAACCTAGACGGGTTCATCGACGAAGATGGGAACTCACTAAAAGACCAAGCCAAAGAACATGAAGAACTACAGCGTGAAAAGAAGAAGGGGGCCAATGACCCGAAGGCACTTGACCAGTATGTGGCGGAGCACCCATTTACACCACAGGAGGCAACCCTTCAGGTTACAGCAAACCTATTCGATGTTAACTCTCTGAAGGAGCAGTACAACAAAGTAAAAGCACATGACCTACAGACAGAAGGGACAGCGGGGGTACTCTACTACGATAAAGAATCAAAAGTCCAGTTCCGGGCATCTAACGAAGTACATCCGGTTTATAAATTCCCTCACAGAAAAGGGGATAGGACTGAGGGAGCAGTAGTAGTATATCAATCCCCATACCTAACAAAGGAGGGAGAAGTACCACATAATTTGTACCTTATCTGCCATGACCCGTACGCACAGTCCAAGTCAACCAGCAATGAATCGCTTGGGGCTGCATACGTAATCAAACGACCTAATAACCTGTCCAAGCCGGACGATATAATTGTAGCTAGCTATGTCGGAAGACCTCAAACACAGGATGAATACAACAGGAATCTATTTATGCTGGCGGACTACTACAACGCCAAAATTGGGTTCGAGAACGATCGTGGCGAGCTTATTGCTTACGCGAAAAGATATCGCAAACTACATAAGCTACAGGAGGAATTTGAAATGCTGGACAAACGAGAACTGCGATCCAGAAATGTAAGGCGTCAATATGGGATGCATATGACAGAACAGCGTAAGAGACAAGGTGAGCTCTACATACGCGACTGGTTGATCACTCCTAGGCACACAGACGAAGATGGTAATGTGACCCTAAACCTGCATAAAATCTACGATCCAGCGCTACTCCAAGAACTTATCAAGTTCAATCACAGGGGTAACTTTGACCGAGTTATGGCATTTATGGTGGGTATGTATCACACGCGAGAGTTATATAATAAAGAGGTAACAGAAATAGTAAACGATAGGTCTGCAGATAGCTGGTTCGACCAAATCTATAAGTAAATTTGTAACGATGTACGGACAGGCCCAGATACCCAGGCAGCGGTTACCGCTGTCTAAGAAAAATAAGAAGTGGAGAGAGGAGTGTGTAGAAGCATTCATCAATCTGTCCAAGTTCGGGATGACAGAACGGAGAACTTACCTTAAGTCTCTGTACGACTACTACAATGGTGTCATCGACGAACAGGACTACAGATATGTCTTGAAGCCGTACGGAAAGACGCGTGCCAACTTCCCATCGAAGCTGCGTAACTACCCAATCATAAAGCCTATCATCGATCTCTTGCTCGGGGAGAAAGCAAAGCGCCCACTGAACTACACAGTTACAGTAAAGAACGCTGACGCTATATCCATCAAAGAGGAAGAGAAGAACAAGAAGCTGATACAGCAAGCATCACAGATATTCCAGGATGCACTTGCTGGGGAGGAGCCAGATCCAAAGAAGCCCCCCAAAATCATGCAAGATTTTGAGCGCAACTACAAAGATAGAAGAGCTATCAAGGGGCAAGCTGCGATCAACTACATCATGCAGAATGAGGAGATGTACCACAAGTTCCAGAAGGGCTTCTTCCATTATCTCATCTGCGGAGAGGTATACTCTCACAAAGGTGTACGGCGTAAAGAACCATTCTACGAGATACTCAACCCACTAGATATAGACTACGACAAAGATCCAGATCTTGAGTTCGTAGAGGATGGGGATTGGGCAATGATCCGTAAGTATGCACACGCATCTTCAGTCATTGACATCTACGGAGAATACCTGACGGATGAACAAGTGCTAGAGCTTGAGAATCCACAGAAAGCATCTGCTGACTCGTACCTGCTGTATAGAGCAGAGTCTACGGGCAGCGACGAGAACATCTACAGAAACAGACTGGTAGAGTGCATTACGGTGTACTGGAAGAGTCGTAAGCGTATTGGCTTCCTGACATACACAGACCCACTGACAGGAGAGCCAGAAGAAGTAGAGGTAGAGGAAGGATTTAGACTTCCCGCAGAGGCGAGGGCTGGGGGTGCCAAAGTAAGATACGAATGGGTCAACGAAGTATGGGAAGGAACCAGGATAGATGGGCGGTTCTACATCAATATCAGTCCCATAGCTAATCAACGTACATCACTTGATAACCCGTCGGTGTGTAAACTTCCTATAAATGGGCGGAAGTATTCTGACATCAACTCCGACAACATTTCTCTCGTATCGCTTGGCATCCCCTTTCAGCTTAACTACAACATATTCAAGTATCGGATGGAGCTTGCCATTGCACGAAGCAAGGACATCATAGCTCAGTTCGATATCAATATGATACCCAAGAAGTGGGACATGGATAAGTTCATGTACTTCGTCGAGGGTACAGGCATAGCCTGGGTAGATTACAATAAGGAGGGTATCCAACTCTCACCACAACACCAGTCAGTACTGGATATGTCTATCAAGACTATCTCACAGTATCTGCAACTGCTTGAGGCTATCATGCAGGAGTGGGAGAAGATATCAGGTGTAAACAGACAACGCCAAGGTGGCATCGGACCCTATGAAGGAAAAGCAGCATCCCAACAAGCGATCGTTCAGTCCTCGCACATTACTGAAGATCTTTTCCGCAAATTCGCAAGATTTGAGCAGAGAGAACTCCAAGGCCTTTTGGATTACTCTAAGGAAGCTTGGCTTACTGGAAAGAAGGCAATGTACGTCATGCCCGACCAAAGCATAGAGATGATAGACATTGAGTCTCTAGAGCATATGGAGAGTGAGTACGGCATCTTTGTTTCTGACTCTGGTAGAGATCAGGATAAGCTTGACCAAGCTAAGGCATTGTCTCAGTCTATGATTCAGAACGGTACACCTGCATCTGCAGTCATGGACTTGTTTGACACTGAGAACTTCGCTGGTATCAAGGATAAGATTAAGCAGGCTGAAGATGCAGCAGCTAAGCTGGCTGAAGAACAGCAGAAGACTCAACAGATCCAAGCTCAAGAAGCTACTAAGCAGAAGCAAATGGAGCTTGAGCAGGAGAGACTTGAAGCAGATAAAGACAGGCAGGTAGAAATAGAGAAGGCGCTCATCGCAGCAGAGTCTAGAGATCAGACGGACAAGCTTAAGCTTGACCTCGAGAAGATGCTCAAAGACTTCGAGCTGAAGCAGCAAGACATTGCACTGAAAGAACGAGCGCTTGATGTAGAAGGTGACACAGAGCCAAACGGAGTATGAACAACAAGCAGAGGAGAGAGATTATCGAGAATGCTAAGGCATCAGGATATGACGGAAGTTATGTAGACTTGTTCCGTGATCCTGCTGCTTCTCTCAAGCTGGCTGTCACCCAAGAAGAAAGAATGAAAGGGCTAAAGCCCTACAACGAACCCGGGGGTCAGGCTATGGCCCTCCCAAATAATCCTCCTAACAACCCAGTCAATACGATCGGGACAAGACCACCGATTAAAACTAAGAGTGTAGGAAGTAAGGTTGGTAGTGCACCAGTCGCCCCGGGAATATCGTCATTCAAAGGTGTAGTAACAGCAGGTGATCTCAGAGCTAGAGGTAAGTACGGTAGACGTAGAGCTGAGGAAGGTGAGCCAAGAGAAGCAGTAGCTAGACCAGAGTTTGCACCAACTGAAAACATAGATGGGAGCTGGAGTAGCGTGCCTGTAGAGGGTACACCAGTAAAAGACTACTTGGACAGAGCACAGATTGCACTAGGAGCTGGATCACTGGCAGCAGCAGCTACAGGTGTAGGTGAGGTAATAAGTGTACCAGCTGACTTGATAAACGCAGCTATCAGTTTTGGTAGATCAGGATACTATGCATTATCAGGAGATGGTGCAAACGCAGCAAAGTATGCAGGACTTGGTGGTCTTAACGTAGCAGCTGCCATCCCAGTTATAGGTAACGCAGCAGGTGTCGCATCAATAGCAAAGACCGCAAAAGCACTAGGCGAGACAAAGGTAGTAGCAAAAACAGCACATGCTATGCACCACGGAGGTGAGGCGGCTATTACTGCAGCTAAAACTGCAGACTACGTAGACCTTGGAGACAAGACAGTACAAGCTATGGATAGCGTACCTGCTGGTACATTTAGAGGCCCGAAGTTCAAATCAGGCGGATACACCAATAAGTTTGGGAGAATAAAAAGATCTGTAGGAGGTTCATCAGACCCACTAGAAGGATACACCCCACCACCTCCTGGAGAAGAGCCTGGAACTATGGCTAATAAATGGGATGCTGTAAGAGCTGGTCAACAAGTCATGGGAGACTTTTTCACCGGGAAAAGAAAAGGCTCAATAGATAAAGCCAGAGAGGAGGCAAGGAACGATACGATGAGTTATGCAGTAGCCAACTACATGACTGAGATGATGGACCCCGAAACAGGCCAGTTCCGAAATGAGAGTGATCCTAGGGCAGCTATGTATATAAATAAGATGTTTGCTGACGTAGGTGAGCCTGACCTAAACTCTGTAGATGCACCATGGAGTGCTGCAACTGTAACCCACTTTGCTAGGCAGATTGATCCTGAGTTCCAAGGCAGTCCCCTGCACGCAGACTACATCAACAAAGCTTACAAGAGTGAGGGCAACTACAAGACCAAAAAGCTTAAGTGGGAGGATGACTACGAGGTAGGTGATATCCTCTACAGAGGAAGAGGTGATACAAAGGGATGGGGTTACCAAGACTTCAAGAAGGCAAGTAAGCGAGGAGAAAGATACAGCTCACACTCTGACATTATCGTAGGTACAGGCGTTGATGAAAACGGTAGAAAGTACTACGAAGTTCTCGGTGGTAATATGGGTGGAGAAAAAGATTCAGACGGTAACTGGGTAGATGGTACTCAGACTACCAAGATGAAGAGAATGTACCCTGACAACATAAAGGCAAACTACAAGGGAGCCATGGTTTCCAGCAAGAAGAAAGTCAAGGAAGAAAGAAAGGAAGCTAAGAAGGTAGTGCAGCAGAGAGAAGAGGCTAAGAAAACTCAGGCACCTAAAAATGCCCCAGCACCACCAGAAGAAGATATCGAACTTAACCTTCAAGAGTTTGACCCAAGAGGGGAAGAAGACAAGTTCTTGCAGCCCTCTGATTCAGGCTACAAAGCAGTAACCAGAAGGAAAGTACGCTCTAAGCTTGGTAGGAGATTGAAGGACCGTAGAAGGAAGGCTAGAAAACGCAAGTGATATATAATAATAGTCACTGTATAAAATAATTTTATAAGCAAACCACAAACACAAACAAATATTTTTGCACCATGTCAGATCCAAACAACAAATTAGACTTCAGCGCAATAAGCTTCGATGATGTAATCGGGGACGGAGCTCCAGGGCTCGATGCCGCTGAACAACTGGAACCTCAAGACGTTGAGGATTCTTATGAAGAAGAGTATGATGAGGTAGATAACGAACTCGACGAGGACGTTGCAGAGTACGAAGATGACGATGATCATGGGGATGAAGACCATGAGGATTACGTTGACGAAGACTATGATAACGACAACGACGAGTATACAGTAGAAGATGACCTGGACGAAGATGCTAGCATCGCCGATCAGATCTCAAACGTACTGGGCTTCGAGCCGGAGTTTGAGTACGATGATACTGTAGAGGGACTTACTGAGTATGTCAAAGACATGGCTCAAGAAGTTGCAGAAGACCAGATCGAGGATTTGTTTAGACAGTTCCCCGAGGTACAGCAACACCTTGACTATGTACTTGCAGGCGGTGACTCTGGTCAGTTCTTCCAAGCCTACAACCCACAACTTGACTATGGTAACCTTCGAGTAGAAGAAGGAGACATAGGAGTTCAAAAAGCTCTGCTTGCACAGTACTTTGAAACGAAGGGCCATCCAGAGGAGTTCATTGAGGAAATGCTCAACGACTACGAAGACACTGGTAAGCTCTACAACAAGGCACAAATTGCACAACAGGAGTTGGCAAGCTTGCAGCAGCAACAACGACAGCAGATGTTTGAACAGCAGCAACAAGAGTATGCTCAGTTCCAAGCAGAGCAAGAAGAGTTTTGGGAAGGAGTCGCAGACGTTATCGAAAGCGGGAACAGCTTCGGGGGTGTAACCATCCCTGACGTTGAGAAGGCTAACTTCTTTGAATACATCTCAGCGCCAGTCAATGATGCGGGGCAAACGCAACGAGATCTTGACTACGCTGAGTCAGATATGGACATTAAGCTCGCAATGGATTATCTGCTGTACAGCGGATTTGATCTTGAGGGCATTATCAATACAAAGGCTAGAACGCAGAGTGCACGCAATCTCAGAGAGAGAATTATTTCGAACGAAGAGAGAGTAAGAAGCGCTAAGGGTGCACAACGCAGAAAGCAACAGGCATTTGATCCAGATCAGCTGGACATAAACGCGCTTCTTGGTTAAGCATTAACTTTTAAAATAAACAATCATGGCTTTGATGCAAGTACTGAAAACGTACTACAATGACTCGCAAATGACCGACAGCAATTCGTTGGTTAATGCGTTGATGGAGAAGCCCGAAGAGCTGTCTCCAATCATTACCCACCTCGCAGGCCGCGAAGAGAAGAAGTTTCCTCTCTCGTTCCTGACCGAAGGTGTTGGTAATACCAGATCTATTAACCGTTACGAGTACGAGTACCGGGTGAAGACTCACGATGTGAATGTTCGTCCCGTTGTTCGTGTTAACTCTAGCGCTAATGACACCCTCATTGGTGCAAACGGTTCAACCTTTAAAGTTGTCTTCCCAGACAAGTGGTTCATCTTCCCATACACGCTCGTCTCACAATCAGGTGAACTTGCGCGTATCATGGCTGACCCAATCCCTGTCGCTGACGGATACGAGTACACTTTGCAACTCGTTAAGCCCGGTGCTACTGGATTGAGCGCTGCTTCAGGTGAAGACCTTGATGAGGGATCACTCTGGGGTATGTTGTTCGCTAACGTAGGACTTGACTTCTCACGCGGTAACGCATCTAACTGGACGGCACCAGGTTTGGTCCGTTCTAAGATCGGTACCGTACGTAAGTCTTACCAGTTCTCTGGTAACGCTAAGGACTACGTTGCGGAATTCAACCTCCCAATGAAAGAGGGTTCTACCACTAAGTTGTGGATGGACTACGAAGAGTACCGTCACATGCTCAAGTTTAAGGAAGAGTGTGAGATGTACTACTGGTACGGTCAGCGTACGCACGACGATACTGGTCGTACGCAGATGACTGACGAGAATGGTCAACCAGTTGTTTCTGGTCCTGGCTTGTTCGAGCAGATCATCAACAAGGACACGTACTCTACGTTGACTCAAAAGAAAATCGAGGACACCATTGGTGATTTGTTCTACGGCATGACTGATGCTACGGATAAGCAAGTCACTTTGTTCACAGGTATTGGTGGTGCACGTGAGTTCGATAAGGCTCTGCGCAGCTACTACGCTAATGGTGTTAGTGGTACTGGTATTAGCAGCAGTGATAACGCTTACCTCAGAACAACGGAGTCTAAGTTTATCACGGGTAGCGGTCGTAACCTCGGAATCACCGGTTACTTCACATCATACGACCACATTGATGGTCACCGTGTGAACGTTGTCAAGGTTCCATTGTTCGACCACGGTCCAGTTGCTCAAGCTTCTAAGAAGCACCCAGAAACTGGTTTGCCACTCGAGTCTTACAGAATGACGTTCGTCGACCAATCTTCTTACGATGGAGAAAACAACCTCCAGATGATCAATAAGAAGGGTCGTGAAATGTTGCGTTGGTGTGTCGCCGGTTCAGTTGTGCCTAAGGGCTTCACTGAAACCGATACCCGCGCTAGCGATATAGACGGTGCTTCTGTACATATGTTGAAGACGGCTGGTATCCTGCTCCGCAGATTCGATACTTCGCTCGATATGACTTGTACTGCATCGTAATTTGTGTTTGGTTTGCAAGGGGGGACTCTGAGAGGGGCTCCCCCCATTTGCAACCATCCTAAAAACAGTTTATTCTTTCAACTTAAAAGAACATGAGAAAAGTTATAATCAGACGCAAAGAAGTCCAGGGCTTTCTCCCCAAGGAGATAAGAGCTGGCGCAAGAGTCACACTCGGCTCTATGTATGTAGGTAGACAACCACTTAAAGGACTGGACTCCGAACAAGCAAAGAAATACCTACCAGAGATTCTTGGATTGCCACACAGTCATCCAGAGTTCCCCGCAGCAGAAAAAACCTTTTGGGCCAACATGGCAGTAAAGGTTCCATTCGAAGGCAAGGAGCTCGATATCACAACAGAGGATGATGGCACACCTGTGAATATACTGGACTGGATAACCTATAAGTGGTGCCAGAAGCATAGACACGTAGCTGACAAAAAAGAAACTATGGACTCACACCATAGATTCTACATCTATGATCCTAACAAGGACCTTATAGATCAGAACAACAAGATCAAAGTGAAGAAGGAAGCAGACAAGGAGTTCATCAAGATATCTACAGATATAGATAAGATGAGAAGAATCCTGAGGGTGCTTGGTAACACCAACCCTGATAAGTTGTCTGAGATGGAGGTAGAGAACAGTTTGTACGAGGCTAAGGATAAAACTCCTGATAAGTTCTTGAAGATCGTTCTCGATAAAAACCTTGACCTAAGAGCTGAGATCGAAGAATTGGTTGCAGCAGGAGTTATTCGTAAGATTGGGAATCAGCATATTTATGGTGAGGAGACAGTCGGAGAGAACATCACTGAGACAATCATCTACTTTAAAAACAAGAAGAACTCAGGAGCAGTAAATGCTATGAGGGCGCAACTGAAATCATTGCAGTGACAGTAGAAGATATGCATATTGCGATCAACCAGGGCGTGCAGAAAATTGCATCGTTCCAGGCTGATACACTTCTCCCAGAAGAGATAGATCTGGAGTTGAACTTTGCCGTACGCAGGTTTATCAACCAGAGATATAATCCTATGGGCAACAAGTACAAGCGGGGGTTCGAACAATCTCAGAAGAGGTTGGACGACCTCCGCAACCTTGTTGAAGATTACACGGGGTATACCGGTAGCTATATGGGCATCGGTTATACTTCTAGGAATCACGGCAATGTATATATCTACAGATACAAGTTCCCAACGGACTACATGTATCTCATCAACCTACTCTCAGAAGTAGTGTTCACTTGTAAGAAAGAGGCCCTCCCAGTTGTTGAGGGGGGTATCTACAGACAATATCTAAGAATACCCTTGTCAGCACCACAGCCTGGGTACATCATACAACAGATAGAATTGGCATCACCGAGTGGTGCACCAGAAGCTGTAATATCTGCAACAGGTGGTTTGACATTTGACGATCTACTGTCAGATGTATACTCTGGTGATGTTATACCTAGCTTGTCTAACAATGACAGCTACACTGACAGATACTTTGAAACAGCATCTGCAGACTCACCTACAGCTGACGCAAATGAGTTCTACCTCTCTAGAGAATATACAAGCGAGGAAGAAGCAGTCGATCCTACACAAGTAGGATTTGTAAAGATCGCAGGAGAGGCTATTGGAGCAGACGATGCAGTAGATGTTAATGGGGCTTACGCTGTAATTACATGGGTTAGAGCTGATAGGTCAGATGTAACTCTAAGAACAATAGTTAACTCTGACCCCACAACGTCATACATACAAACAAGAAGATTTGTAAACTCTGAGGACGTATTGCCTGTAAATTATGATACAAGCAATCTTGGTATCTTAAGAACGAATTGTAAGTTCGTGCAACAGGACGACATATACGCTATCTTAGATGACCCATTTAATTCGACAAAAGAAGACGGTATCTTATACACAGTGCAGGAAACTTTCGTAGATTTGTATACGACAAGATCTTTTGTACCCAATTCCGTTCAGATAAAGTATATCCGTAAACCTAGGGATATAAACAAGAGGAAAGGTATTGGGTGCGAACTGCCAGAGCACACTCACCACGAGATTGTGGAGATGGCAGTTAAAAGCATCTTGGAAGGCTTCGAGTCTCCAAGATATAATACGCAATCTGGGGAAGTCCTAGAGAGCGAGTAATTTTTGTTCAATGTCTTAAATAACAATTATGAGACAAGTATTTTTTAAAACCCAGGCGTCTCTTATTGCGGCTGGTACAGCAGGCGACGACAGATTCTCGGACGCAAATCTCGCAGGAGAGTTGGGTTTCTGGGATCTCAATAGCGCTTCTACTGGGGGTGCATGGTTTGGTTCTGCTTTGTTTACCAATACTGTAGATAACGACACCACAGGCGGTGATACTGCAGACGACGCAGTAACGATAGCTAATCCACTCATGCTGAAGACATCGTTGCAAGTTGTTCAAGGATACGGAGGCAGCAACCCTATTGCTTCCCCAATCATTGACACTCGCAACATTGTTCGTGTCACTTGTGCTGGCTACGTTGCTACTACTCAGTATGCAGTAACCTACACGCCTGATACAACCAATGAAGGAGCTAATGACGAAGTTCAGCTCAAGTTTGTAATTAGAACTAGCCCTTCTGATTACTTGAACTACGTTAATGGTGAGGCTGCGTTTGCTGATTTGGGAGGTAATAACTTCAACTTCCCACTCGGTGCACACAACACCACTAACCACAAGATCATCAACATTAGCTTCACTGCAACTGGTACTGATACAACTACGTGTGATGCTGTTAGAACTGCAGTTCAGAACCACAGTGTTTTGAATGCATTGATCAGCGTGAATGCTGCTGGATCAGGTACTGCAGTCTTGACTGCACGTCACGCTGGTGTTCACTTCGAAGTTATTGGTGAGAACTTGACAGACGATGCTGCAGTTACTGCTACTGACTTTGCTGTCACTGAGTTTGTTCCCGGTGTTGGTAATGCATGGCAAGCACGTGCTGCTGAGTTGAAGGGTCGCTCTTACAGCGGTAACTTCAACCGTATGTACTTCCCTGACAGCTTTACTGATTTTGTTACGTCTGCTTCTACGGAGTACGACAGATACGAAATCACGTACAAGATTGACGGAGACCGCAACGTTGTGAAGGGATCTCAGTACGGTAGTGTTACTATCTATGAGGTCAATGGCCAGAACAAAGTTGGTCTCGTACTTAACAATGGAACAGCTGACCCAGCTGCTACTAAGGTCGAGTACGTATTCTGATAAACCTTTAATGGGGGGCACATAGGGTGTCCCCCTTTAATACCTTACAACTATGCCAATAAGAAACCTAGCATCTAACACCAGAATTAGAGTTGTTACAAGCAGTCTTAAAAAGAATGCTAGATACAAGATCGTAGCAACTAACCTAAGCAATGGGGAGAAGTCTGCCGTGTTCGAACCTTCACGTAGAGGTAAGATCATCAAGACAGTACCTATTGATGCTAGAGGCATTGTAAGAGTACAAGTCATAGACGAGAAAGGAAACATCGATAGATCCTATCTCACTGTAGGCAGCGCTGAAGTAGACTGCTGCATAGCCAAGCTTGTATACGACGCAATCAACTGCACATGTAAGTGTGACAGATGCAAAGAAGACTTGAAGAGAGCTCAGACAATAAGACTCCTTCTTAGCTCAGCTGAATACGAAGCAAGCGTAGGGAGCGCAGATTCAGCAGTAGATATATACAACAAAGCACGAGCTCTCTGTGTAGAGGTGTGCGCATGCGGATGCTAATATGAGAAGAGGTAGTGCTAATTTTAGGTTTGCATGCGTCTACCAAGTAGCGTATGATGACATTAAAAACTCATTGAACAATGACCTGATCGATGATTTTTCTGATGATACGCACATCATCATAAAGGCTAGATCGTTCTACAGAAAATTACCTCTGCACAACGGTACTAGATTCAACCACATCCTAGATGTTAAGCTGCTTGCTACAAGCTACGGTAATGGTGTCTTTACTTCTCCAGACGCTCAGAGCATACTTGTAGAAGGACACAACAAGGAGGATGTAAGAAGTGGCGGAATCTTTGGTTCTATTATAACTACTAATTTCTACAATCACCCATCAAAAGCCCCTGTAACCATCATCAACTACGTCAATGACGGAGCAAATGGTGGCGACAAAGAGATCTACCTATTTATACACAGAGACATTCTCCTTGGAACTCTAGGTTTCTCAAAAGAAGCCGCCACAGTATCTTCAAGCATTAGAGGGGTTGTAAGAGCTAGTATTCAAGTAGACTTTGTAGACGGGTCATCAGTACCTGTCGTTATGGAAATTAAGCGTATGCCTATCATCACACTGAATGATGATACGGCTATGAATCAGCTGCAGATAGGAACACTGCCTCCTGGACGTAACAACTGGATGGAATTTAGCCCTCAGGTAAGAGGTAACGCTGGATATCAAGGACTCGCTATTCCGTATGTTCTGTACTCGTTTATGAGGTATGGTACACCTACTGCATCCGAACAAAACCCAGACATAGCAGCATGTGGTACTGGTACAACTGCGAATCCATATGCTCTCCCAGCGTATAGACTTATAGACGATGCTTACAACTATGGAAGCACACCATTTGGGAGTGGCACTGATAGAGGTACAGCAGGATTCTCTTGGATATCAGGTACATCCGATCCCTTCATTAATGGAGATGCTACAGCTAGAGTAAACGAGCTCGATTTCGGAAAGAGCAGTAGGATTAACTTGGGCCAGTTCTTTGAAATGGATAGAGTTGATGCCCCAACTAATAACGGTGCAGTCTATGGAGATATAAGTAACTTGAGCTGGGGGAGAAAGTATGGAACTATAAACTTCTTCTCAGCTAACCTAAACAGCAATACTGCACACCCATACAACGCTTGGCCTGATACCGAAGGAAATGTAGACTATGGGCACGGTAAGGGACCAACATTGGGATGGGCATTTGGAAGTTTGCCACAAGACACAAGTGGTGGACAGTCCAGAGCTGTATCATTAGGATATGATGTGCAAGCAGGAAAGTCCCCCAACATATGGGGTAGCTCAATGTACGCCCCTAGAAGAATTTCACACGTACAAGATATACTGGCTGGTTACGGAACACCTGCTGAAAAAAATAGTGTTGCAGAACAGCTTCTAGACCCACAGCATAACAGGGGATTCTTCTCATCCCCAAGTATAAGCCCATACCCAGGAGGTGAAGCCACTACAGTAGCAACAACGCTGAAGGATCTTAAAACATCCTACTTCCAGCAAGTATTGTCTGTAGGTGGGGGACTACCAATTGTAACATGCGCAAGAGTAACTCTTGTCCCAAAGAACGGAGTTAGCACAGCAGTAGTAGATACTGCAGCGTTCCTCGCACTTACAAATGCGCAGGACTACATGGTGACTCACGTTAACGGAGGTGGTGGCGTAGAGCAGGTAAGCAATAACGTTGCATGCCTAAACTTGAATAGCTCTGGTGTTGATGGAATTAGAGACTTTCACCCTAAGAGGGCGCTGTTTACGTTCCAAGAGGACACAGTCTATACTAATGATACGCAGGGGCTATCGAACATGTTCCTTGTACAAGGAAATAGGGATAACTTCCACGCAGTTCTTACTGAAACAACAGAAGCTGCTAAGTTCGCAAATATGCCAGTCAATGGTATTGAGTTGATAGCTAACGCTTTCTTTGGGGAGGGCCAGCTGTATTCAATAGACACCAACCCAAATGCACTTGCTGCTCCTGAGTACAATATAGATGGTGACGGAGGTCAAATTGTAGGAAGGCTTAGAGGAATGCTTGCAACAGAGTCCCCAGAAACAGTTGGGGGACTGAATGGAACACACCCACTATATAGGTTTAAAGTAGAGGAATCTTGGGGAGGAGGCGTACACCCAGTTATGGATGTTTATGGTGGGGGTGGATCTACCTTCATCGCAAATAGCACTGATACTAATTGGCAATACTTGCTCTTTGGTAATCCTTTCAATAATGTACAAGTAGGCACCTCTGTAGGAGACAGAACACTACCAAAAGCATCGTTTACATTCTCAGGGTACCAAGACGTCTACTTTATAAACAGCTTGAGCGGTACAACGCAGAAAACACTAAGCCCAAGCGCACCAGAAGCTTCATTGTCATCTTCAATGTCTCCAGCACACGCATCGGATGTGTACATGGCTGAGACTGGGGATTACTATAAGGGACCTTCTACGGGTGAAAAGCATGGAACCTATCATGTACCCGCAGACACTACACTAAGCAGTGGTGGTCTTAGCGTATACAACTACGACTACCAGGACAACTTTAACTCGTTCCTTACTGGTACGGCATCTAAAGTTTGGCACATGGCACATGCATTTAGTGATAATGCTATATGCAAGTGTACAGATGTAACTCTGCAGCAGGGAAGGGACAATATCAGCAACACAGTAGTACCATCAGGATATTACCTAGACCCACTACCAGTGGCCGAATCTCCCAACCAGAACTACTGGAATAGTACACTCAACTATACCCCAGCTGACTTCAATGAGGGAAGAGAAGCATTGGTATACTATACAGGAGTGGCAGGTCCATCAACTTCGACTGGTGGTGCTGAACCATGTGTGTATGCTACTGGTGTAGCTGATTGCCTGGAGTTTATAAGCAGCGCAGTAGAAGTATCAGACTTAGAGGGTGGATTTGAAGGCGGTGGAAATGGACTTGGGCCTGGGTTTAAAGGCATTACTGTTAAGTTCAACATCAGATATAGAAATAACTGCTCGGGTACAGGATCAGCTAACTTCAAATCAGGAAGTGATGCAGCACCTACTGCTCTCGCAGATATACTATCTATCTGGGACATACAATACATACCAGGTAATGCAGGACAATCTTCAAACGTATCTGATGCAACATACTTCAACTACGCTATCCCTATTACGGTAGAAGATGCTGAAGATATACACTCATTGGAAATTGTCGACAAAGGCAATAACGTATATGAGCTTAAGGGCATATTTACAAATACAGAGAACTTCCTGACGGTTACAAGTCTGACTCAACCTGTGCAGGTATTCCCAGATCTTCCATATCTGAGAAAGATGCCAGGAGGGGACTACCCATTTGTCACACAAGCAACGACTGATGTAGGCGCATCATTGAATCCATCAGACATTACTCTAGATGCATTCAGATCAAACTTCTTCAACCACAAGGATACAGGAGAAGGAGCTGCTTCGAGTCCTGCTATTACAGGAGGAGCTAAGATCTCTAAGTTTATTACTGAGTCACACACTGGATTGGATGGAATAGAGGACAGCGGTAATAGCTACATACCATACAGATCCAGCAGGATAATAGTATCCCCAAAGAATGCTACCTATGCATCAGAGGGTAAGAGAATATTTGACTTTGTCACATACGGGACATTTAGGGAGCTGAGCGGATGTACTGATCCAAACGCTGTTAACTACAACCCGAATGCAATTCAAGATGACGGTACTTGTATCGACTCAGTATTTGGGTGTACAGACCCACTGGCAGATAACTACGATGCTGCAGCAAACACCGATGATGGGTCATGCACATACTGCACGACTAGACTCAACATACTGAGCGGAAGTGATGGGACTAGGCCTATTGATACAACTGCAATAACCAATGTAATTGCAGGGAACACAGGCAACTACGAGAACTTCTTTGGAATCCTCGCAGGATATAACTACAATGCTACATTTAGCTTAGGAGACTTTAATGGGGTGCTGGGAACTGTTACAGGAGGACTTTCTGGTGAGGTCTACTTTAACCAACTTGGTAGTGACTTCCCAGCCTATGCACCAGACTACTACTATGCGTTGAGAAGAACAGGTGTACCTGTCTCAAGAACATCTACACCACTCTCTACTACACAGTATGGACCTGGTGCGCCTAGTGCTTCTAACACACAAACACTGGGACATGAGCTTGATATAAGCGTTATCTTCCCATTCGTCAACGGATCATTAGTGGGAGAAGGGGATGCTACAACAGACTTTGAAAATGTAGTAACTGATGTATCTAACCACAAGCTAAGAATATATGCAGCTACTGACACATTGATATCATTCATAACTGATAACAATGCAAATACAGGTACAAGCACTATATCCCAAGAGCTGAAGTTTATTGCAGAGGACTCTAATGGTAATCCAGGGTACTCGACTGTAAATAGCCAGTCATCCTTGGAGGCAGCAGGATTTATCCCACTGGCAACCATCAATGGTGCACTAAGCACACAATTCCCAACTTACTCCAGCACGGCACCCCTCGTAGCGAAGTTTAGAATATCTGGACCTTCCGGAGCTCAGACAACAGCTACTTTGACAACAGATACGCTGTATGTCGTAGAGTACATAGTAACTGACAAGGAGTGTGCAGACAATATAAACTACCCAGCATTCTACACTTATACTATGCTTGGTAGATGCGGGTGTGTAGATCTGACTAACCAGAATGCTCCAACATCATTCCCATGGCAAGTTGATGGGGTCAACTCATTCCCAGTAGCGCATGACGGTACGGACTGTGTAGATACATTCAGCCAAGGCCCTGGAGATAGTGGACAGCTTTGCTTTGCACTAGATAATGAGTTGAAGGATTGTACATCACTTTATGAATACTGCCTTGTAAGCTCCACAACCCAGTGCTTGGAGAACGAGGTAACAAGTATCGAAGACCCAGATCTTATTGAGTCAGGGGGTCAGTACTTCTATCCCTCAGAAACTGTAGTAATTGTTCAGATTGATGGTATATACAACCCAACAACGAACACTTACGAATTCCAAAATCAGAATACTGGGGAGGTTAGCCAGTACTTGAACTACACAATTACCCCAACAGTTACCTACACAGATGGAACAGTAGAGATACTTACTTCTGCAGCTCAGGGTCAGGCACAAGGAGATGTGGCAGCAAATGGAATACAACATACGTTCGTATTCAATAACGTAAGCAGCTATCAGTTCAGCATTGAGTTCATTAACCCACCAAGTGATAGTGGTATCTACCAAGGACACACAGCAGGACCGCTCTGTATCCAAGAACTCGTAGGAGCTGACATCATCTTCCCTGAAGGTAACTGTGAGATTATTGTAGGTTGTACAGACCCAATAGCTATAAACTACGATCCTAATGCTACTCTCGCAGGTGCTGAGGGAACATGTCAATACTCTGACTGTGAAGAGATCTTTATATCAGATGTAGGTGGGTATAGCTTGATTGAGCCTACGACTACAAATGCAACGGTAACTTGCGCAACTATAACAGAGACAGTTCTAGGGGTTGAAATAACAAACAGCTACCCAGTTGTAAACGCTAATGGTACGATGACCGTTAAGGTCACTACAGATACAGCAGACTTCCCTGAGTTCGTAGGTACAACAGAAGCACAGATTGCTATTGCACCTGCGAATATAATCGGGATGCCTGGTATCCAGAGTGAGTCAGACTTGGTGTTCATGATATTGAACCAGGCCGTAGATGTAGACTTTGCAACTAATGGTGGTACAATACCAATTGTTGGGTCCAACACCCCAATATCTGTATCTAAGAAGCAGATTATAGATGTTCCTGTAGCAGGAGGCGTAGCCACAGACTTCGTCAACAGAAGCTATGATGAGACCGTAGCTGATGCGTCAGGAAATGGATACTTGTTTGAAAACCTTGCACCTGGTGAGTACTTCGTATTTGTATTCCCACCACAAGCAGACCTGTTTGGGTCAGACTTGGCAAACACGCTTGGATGCACAAACGAAGCATTCTACTACCTCGATAATGTAACTAGATCAGTAGTAGGACTTACTGATGCAGATCCTCCCTGTGAGGAAGACTGTGGAAATCCAGCAGGATGTAACGATGAAGTGTACGGCTGCACAGATCCAGACAATGTAGAATACGATCCGTTTGCTACAATTGATGATGGCTCATGTGTACCAAATACGGGATGTGATGATAACTCTACAGACCCAGCATGCTTCGATTGTCAAACAGAGTTTGCTGAGAGAATAATAGGTGGTATCATAACAAAGGCTGATGGTGTTGTAGATCCATGTGACCCAACAACAGAAGGTGAGGGATGTACAGATCCTAATGCATGTAACTATGATCCATTCATAGATGCATCAAACAGCAACAACCAGTTGTGTGACTACTGCAGCTGTAACCCGAATAGCGTTGACTGCTGTGAAGGTGAAGACTGTGGTTGTGACCCAGAGGTTGATGAAGACTGTGCACCACCACCCCCACCACCATGTCCAGACCCAACTAACCCTGACTGTGACACTGACCCACCTGTGGTATGCTATGACCCAGCAGAATGCCCACCACCAAACGACCCATGTGTTGTACTTGGTAACTGTCCTGAGGGAGACCCAGGAGGCGATGATGGTGGAGAAGAAGATCCAATAATAGAAACGTTCGTCCCAATATCTGTTCCATGCGAACCGTTGGTAGAGGGACCAGGACTTACATTCGAGGAAGTACAGAATGCCATCATGAGTTGTCATGGAACAGCAGGCTCTAAGCTTCTGCTTAAGATGAAGGCTGGAATTAACTATGATGACACAGACCTCATAAAGCTTGATCTCATATCATACCTGTTTTTGGGAGGTATGAACAAGACGGCTCTCCCATGCTTGTTCAACTGTAACTACGAGACAACTACTAAGTTCGACAAGTACACAGCAAAGGAAAGATGGGCATTGACCGGAGGTAAGAGATGGGCAAGATCTAACGCCTACAGAAAAGGTGAAATAGTAGCATACTACTACAACACTTATGGGCAGACTAAGAGAGCATACTTCCAAGCTATTAGAGACGTCGAGGCTGAGGGTAAACATCCTAAGTACAAAGACTCTGGGTGGAAGCTTGTATCTCACACTATGCCTATGACAAAAGATCCACTAGGTATAGCCACTGGTGAGGAGGAGTACCTGGTTAAATTCTTTGAGTTCTACAGAAGATTCTGTGATTCTTGTGAGGTAGCCCCAGATGCTAAAGCAGGAGAAAGACCAACTGCTCCTAAAATAGAGGTTGGTATAACCAAAAACGTACCTCGTGGTTTAGGAGGATCGTCAATCATTGGCCCCGACGGGGAAGAAATAATATTCTAAAATGGCAAAAAATATAGGACAGCTTAGGACTACAACTAAGAGCAATACAACTACCAGACAGTACTTGCTTATCTCTGATATTGGGACCAATGAATCTACCAAGATTGCTCTCAATGACGTATTCCCTGCACTGCAGAGCGGTAAGGAGACAGGAACGGTAAGTACCGGTACTCAAGGTAGTACACTGCAAGACTTGTTTATTGGGGGCGGAGTTGGTAGTACCGCAACAAATACGAACAAGTCCACACTCATCTTCAAGGGCATCATGCCAGAGGTCAACACAACTGGATCTCAGGTTGCAGCCCTCGAGATGAGAACAGATACGAGCACGGCAGATCCTAACAAGCGTAACCTTGTTATAGCTCTGAACATCAATAAGATAGGACTCAGCAGCGCTGACAATACAACATCTAAGTTTCTGTCTGAGGTAGGTGGTAGTAACCCACTGAGTCTTGCTAATGCAGGTACAGACTTCACAGGAATACTTGGTGTAGCAAATGGGGGTACAGGACTTGATAGAGGGATTGCAGGTGATATTCTGCACTTCTCTGCAACAGATACTATATCAAAGCTTACTTTCAATACAAAAGGTTCTTTGATGGTAGGTCAAGCTTCAGCTGCTCCAGTAGCACTATCAGCAGGAACAAATGGTAAGGTCTTGTCAGCAAACAGCAGTACAGCATCTGGACTAGAATGGATTGATCAGTCATTCACTGGTGGTACATTCACCTCAGACTTGACTATGAGTGGGGCAGACATCATCATGGCCACCAACTACATAAGTGGTAGCGGTACAGCCAATCAGGGTCTTAGATTCCACAACACCAACGATAAGGTATACATTGGTTCCGGCACATTCTACAGCACAGGTAGACTGAATGTTGATAGCAGCATACACCTTGGTAATAGCACAGGAACAGTAAGCACTGAGATAAAGGCAACCCCAACAACAACAGGTACTGGTACTACGCTTACAATACAAGGAGCAAATGCTCAAGGTACAGGATTTGCTGCAGGAGATGTAGTGGTAAAAGCAGGTATAGGTGAAGACACCAACAGCGATGGTGGTGATCTCTACCTAGACGCAGGTACAAAGCACGGTACTGGTACTGACGGGGATGTTATCATTAGAACGGGCGGAGCTACTGCACTGCTTATCGATGAGAATAAGGACATCAACATTAAGTCTGGTAGCGTTGTAATTGACACTGCCACAGAGGGTATTGTCCACAAAGGCAGCGGTACAGTTACGCAAGCAACAAGCTTCACTACAGGTGTAACGCTCAACGCTACTAGCGGAGTAATCACACTTGATAGCACAGCCACACTTGCTGGTCACGCAAGTGCTACCTTTACATTTACAAATAGCGCTATAAAATCAACATCAGTTATATTGCTCACAGTAAATGATCCTACGCACTCTGGATTGATTGCTTCAACTTCAGGCATAGGTACTGGTACTGCGGACATTGACATCATCAATGCAACCTCAACCACAAGCACCGCTGGAGTACACAAGGTTCATTTCTTGATTATAAATCTTTCTGTGTAACTTTACGTAAACCACTAAACACATTATACAATGTCAGCTAAAAAAGTAACACTCAAGAACAAGGAGATTCTCGAAATCTTTCAGGGGCTTCACGCAGTTCGTGAAATCCAAGGCTCTCGCTTTGCAGTACTCGTTGCAAAGAATATGAAGGAGCTGAAGAAGGTGCTTGATCCTATTGATCAAGGTGCTATTCCTTCAAGAGAATTCCAAGAGCTCTCAGTAGAAATCAATAAGCTCATCGAAGCTGAAGATGGGGAAGCTATTGAGAAGATGGAGGCAGATAACGCTGAGCTCATTGAAGAGCGTAAGAAGCAGCTAGAGGGAGTCAATGAAGAGCTTGAGAAGGAGAGTGAGGTATACATCTATAAAATCAAGGAAGAGCAACTTCCTGAAGAAATCACTGGAGAGCAGCTACAGAAGCTGCTAGAAATAATTGAATAATGGGAACACTCAACACACGGATATCCATTAGGTCCTCTAATACATTTAGGAACACTGTCACATTTAGACATGACCGTGCCTATGCTGTAGAGACTAGAGTAGACCAGGGTACTAGAAATATTACAGAGAACACCTCTGGTAGCCCACACCTGCTCGCAGATGGGAGTATCTACTACGACTCATCTGAGTCAGGAAGTACGGCTAACCAAGTGTACGTATTCATTCGGAATACAACACTCACGGCGAATAAGACGATTACTATTCAGTTCAATAAGAACGGTACTCGGGATGATGTAATTACGCTAGGCCCAGGCCAGTTTACATTCTTCCCATGGAAGTGTGACGCAGCAACAGATGATATCGAGGTGTTCTCAAACGACACTGCTGGTGTTAAACTAGAGTACGTAATATCACCTATGCGATGAGTGATCGTAAGAAGATAAAAGATACCGGCCTTGGCAAATGGTTGGCGGAGAAGGCACCTAACGTACTTAGTACAGTAGGTGACCTACTCCCTGACCAAGGGGCTCTTGGTGTCGTAAAGAATCTCTTGGATAAAGAGCCAGGGATTGATCCAGCTGAAGCACAAGCTAAGATAGATGCTGAGATAGCATTTCAAAATAACGTTACGGAGCGCTGGAAAGCGGATATGGGTAGTGACGTTAAACTCGCTAAGCTGATACGTCCAGTTACATTGATAGCCCTCATGGCAATGTTCATGGTCACAATGATCTTTGACAGCCTTGACAACTGGCCATTCAATGTGAAGGACAGTTACATCGACCTGTTGCAAGTCCTGATGTTGACTGCATTTGGTGCATACTTCGCAGGTCGTACCATAGAAAAAAGTCGCAAACCAAACACATGACCATAAACGAAATTAAAGACTTCATAGCCGAGAGGCCGGGGTATTTAAAGAAGAGCGCTGACGTACTATCTGAGAGACTTAATTGCCCAATCGAAGATTGTGAGACAGCACTATACGAAGCTAGGAAGCTAGCTCGTGAAGAGAACAACACGAATGATAACGAGAGTGTCATTAGTGAGTTCGAACAGTTCCTTGACAAGAATGGCATCAGCCCGTCCGATGTTTCCAGTGTAAAATTCTGGCAGACGGTGTCTGGACAACAGCGATTCTCAGTTGTTACGAAAGGAGAGTCTATGAGCGTTGAAGCTATCAAAGATGAGATAGAACGCTTCGCTGCAAACTATAGCCCTAAGGTTAATAGGATACAGCGTAACCCAATCGTAGAACCCGTTGCATACGAGATATCACTCCCAGATATTCACTACGGCAAGCTACATGATTTGAACCTCACACAGGTAGAGGATCAATACATGATGGTTGTGGAAGAACTAGTACAGAAAGCAGCGGGGCTTGAGATAGAGAAGTTCATACTCCCTATAGGGAACGACGGTATGAACTCAGAAGGATTGAGAGGTACTACCACCAAAGGAACTCCACAACAGGACTCCGGTGGTTGGAAAGATACCTTTAGAGGCTACTGGCAACTGATGACAACTGCAATAGACTACTTGAAAGAGAAGGCTCCTGTAGATGTCATTGTTGTATCAGGCAACCACGACTACGAGCGCATGTTCTATGCAGGAGATGTACTCGCAGGATGGTACAGGAATGATGCCAATGTCAATGTGGATAACAGCTACGATTCACGTAAGTACTACGAGTACGGACAGAATATGTTGATGTTTACCCACGGCGACAAGGAGAAGCCTGCAGACATGCCACTCATAATGGCAACTGAAAAACCAGAAATGTTTGCGCGTACATCACATCGTGAGGTACACTGCGGGCATCTTCACAAAGAGATGGTAAATGAGTACAGGGGTATCAAAGTACGGTTCATTCCTTCTATTTGTCCTAACGATGAATGGCACAAGCAGATGGGGTATGAAGCTAAAAGAACAGGGCAAGCATATATATGGAATAAGTTCAAAGGACTTGAGGGCTATTTACAAGCAAATGTTAGAATTTGACGACGACATAGACGACGAAGACATCACTAGGTCACTTGAAGAGGAAGTAGAAATCCTTGACGAGGCTTACCGCAATGCATACAAGGTTGCAACAGGTAAGATGACGATTAGGGAACTGTTGGATAGTGCGGAGGATATGATATTCCTTCCGTTCGATCCATCGTCCCCTAGCACCTTCTCTCTGGTTGTTGATGATATAATACAATACTTCTCCGATGCTGAAGAGTACGAGAAGTGCGCAGAGTTGGTGAAATTAAAAGACACTTTAGATGACCTTGGATGAAATTGCATATAACCTACTGAACATCCTTAGAGGTGGTAGGTCGAGCAATGATGAGCAAATATCTGTATCGCAGATAAAGTTCAACATTAAGCACTACCGTGCTATGCTCATACGTAGAGACTACGCACGTAACGGTGTAGTGTCTAAAACGTTGGAGCAAGACCTTGGGTGTATACCCCTGGTAAAAGTAGATGCTAGCAGATGTTGCAACTTACCTAGTGAGTGTCCTGTGTATAGAACAAGCCGCAAGCTACCAAAGCCTGTGCGGTTCAACTTACAGGATGCATTCACATTCATAGGTAAACCTGACGGTACAGGAGCAATAACCAAGGTAGAGCCCTATATGGTGGAGTACTTGATGTATGATAAGTACACCAAGTCAAAGCCCAAGTACTACATGATTGATGAATATATCTACGTTTATAGCCCAAATGGGATGGAGAACATTAACGTAAGAGGTGTATTCGAAGATCCAGAAGAAGTACATGACTTTGACACTTGCAACAACGGCAAGTGCTATGATCCAATGTCAGACTACCCCCTCCCCGCAGACATGCTGTCTGCAATAAACATGGGTCTCCTGCAGGGAGAACTACAATTACTCAGATCGGGTGCTACGGATGTAGAGCTTGACAGACAACAAGACAAACAATAAGCTATGGAATATAATACTCCTGGAGACAGACTCCTAAAAAGAATCGAGAAGCGGGCAAAGATTGGTGACTGCGGTGTTATCTACATTGATGATACATCAGAGCACACAGGTCCGTTTACTGCAGTACAAGCTATTGCAGAATCTACACTGGATGTATCTGCATGCACCTCTAACATTGAGGATGCAGCAGACATTACAATCCCAGCGGGTGTAACAATCTTCGGAAACTTCACCAGTGTGGCATTTTCTGGAACCCCTTCAGTTCTCGCTTACTACAGCTGTGACTAATGTTTGGTCCTAATCACATAGGCAGTATGCCCATACCTACATTGTTTAGGCAGGGATCAGTCTCAGGCGCGGGTGGTGCTCCATTTTCTAATCGATATGCATTGGAGCTGGATGGCGTTGACCAATTTATAAGGTTCGGAAATCCTGCGTTGGACCCATTGACAATCTCCTTAAATAATACTACTACAGAGGGTACTTTGTCATTCTGGGTATACCTTGACAACCTTACTGGGAATCACTACATCTACGAAAAGGGAGTTGACGGTAACAACAACTTCAGACTCTTTCATAACGGGTCGTACTTGTACCTAAGCGGTTCATATCTAGGATCAATTACTGTATTCAATTACTACGCAGGTGTAGTAAGTGCTGCTACTTGGCACATGATAACCATCACCTATACAACTGCTACTACTACCCCAATAGTAAGGCTCTATGTAGATGGATCTCTTGCTGTCGCAACATTCTCATTCCCAGTAGGTACAACAAATGGACTTGATCCAGGAGGTAAAGGTGGATTTGCAAAAACGTACGCAAGCCCAACATACTCTCAGCAAATTGTAGATGAAATAGCAGTGTGGGACACTGCCCTTAGTGCAGCTGAGATACTTGAGCTATACACGTATCATGATCTAGCTACTGATAGTGGGAACTATACAAGCTCTGCAGATCTTTTAAGATGGTGGAGATTGGAGGATAATAGATCTGAGGAGACGGGTAATGGTGCAGATCTAGATTTGGCAAACAGTCCTAGCTACGTAACTAACGTTCCATTCTCAAGCTAATGCAATCAACAAATACATATCAAATCATACTAGTATCTGAGCTCACACCAGCAGTACTAGCAGTAGTAAATCAAGACTCTGTAGATACAGCTAGAAAATCTCTTGATGACACAAAGTGTATTGTTAGCTGGGAAGATGCACAGCCTGTAGAACTCACAGGAAAAACTACATACACACATAGCGAAATACTGGCTATAATAAACGATGAACAGGGTGAGTGGTACGTAGCCCCACCCCCAATACCAAATCCGTAATCATGGCATCACCAGCATGGCAACGCAGCGCAGGCAAGAGTAAGTCAGGAGGACTTAATGCTAAGGGTAGAGCTTCATACAGAGCAGCTAACCCTGGTAGTAAACTTGCTGCCCCGGTAACAGAATCTAACCCGTCAGGTAAACGTAAATCTAGACGGAAGTCATTCTGCTCACGTATGTGTGGAATGAAATCAAAGAGGACAGGATCTAAAGGTAAAAGAGATCCTAACTCACGTATCAATAAAGCTCTACGTAAGTGGAGATGTAGATGCTAAACTTTATTATCTTTACAAACAACAATTAGAACTTATGGCTTCACTTGTAACAACCATATCCCTTAATACGACAGATGCTACTTCAGACTCACTGAAGATAACTAACGCTAAAACTTTGACTACAACTATCCCTGCAATCAACATTGCTAGGTTGGAGGTAGCTACAGGTGCTGCAACTAACATACTCACAGCTGCAGGAAATACAAGCATCACGTATGTCTATCTGAAGAACACAGATACAACAGCTGCAAATACATTGGACGTCATGAATGACGCTGGTAACTCATTTGCTACACTCGGTGCTGGAGAGAGCATGTTCCTCCCAGTGAAAGCCTCTACAGGACTCGAAGTGCAAGCAGACACTGCGGCTGTAACTATTGAATACGGATACTGGACTGCATCATAATGTCGAATCTACGCACATGGTTTAGTCAGAACTCTGGCAGAGGTTGGGTGGACTGCAAAGCATCCAAAGCTGCTGGTAAGTTTGTACCGTGCGGTAGAAAGACCACAAGTAAAAGTAGGAAGACAGGGTACCCGGCCTGCAGACCTACTATGAGCGCTTGCACAAAAGCAGGTATGCGGCGCAAAAAATCAACCAAACGGGTATCTTGGAAAAACAAATAATCATGGGACTAAAAAAACCAAGGTCCAATCAGAAGGGCCTCAAGAAATTGCCTAAGGGCGTACGTAATAAAATGGGTTACGCAAAGAAGGGCAGACGTAAGAAGCAAATAGGGGGACAAATGGACCCCACTATGCAAGATCCTAATATGATGCCACAAGATCCAATGATGGATCAGCAAGCACCTATGACACCAGGCGATGACTTTATTGAGCCAGAGACGCAGATAAAGTTTGGTGCTCCTAGAGACAAAGCAATCTTGGGTCTGGGTAGAGTTGCTGGTGCTGTTAGAGGGTTTAGAAAGAACAAAGGCAAAGGCCTTGGTGCTAGACTTAAAGGAGCAGCAGCAGGTGCTGTAGGCGGAGGAGCTATCGGTAGAATTGCCGGTGCCGTCAAAGGAGCTCGTGGTGCTAAAGGACAAGGGTTCAAAGAAAGATTCAAAGCTGCTGCAAAAGGTGCATTGCAAGGAAGCGGTGATGCTATTGAATCTAGATTGAACAAGCGTAAGCAGTCATCAGCACAAGCTGGGGCTACAGGTGGTAAAACTAGAACCACTAGAATGCGTAAAAGACCACCACGTGGTATGCGTAAACCAGGTGCTGCCGGAAGCCCTGAAGTAGAGCCCCGCGAGCAACAGCTCTTCGGTGGTGGTGGTAGAGAAGCACGTCAAGCTCGACGAGCTGATCGAAAGGCAGCCCGTCAAGATAGGCGAGCAGCAAGACAAGAAATGCGTCAGGATAGACGTGCAGCACGTCAAGAAATTAGACAGCTTCCCAGAGAAGAAAGAAGAGCTGCTCGTCAGGAGATGAGGCAAGACTTTAAAGAACGTAGACAGGGTATAAGATCTGACTTCCAAGCTGCTAAGCAACAAGCAGGACAGCCTATGGCTGACCCAATGGCAAATAATGCAGGGGCTCCAGCGCCAGCAGCAGCACCAGCTGCAGTAGCAAAGCAACAGCCTGATTTGGGTGCACCAAAAGGACCTGGAGCTATGGCAGGAATGGGAGCTGGAACATTCGACAAGAACTTGTCAAGTGGTCCTGTTGCATTCAAAAGAGGTGGTAAGAAGCCTCGTAAGAAGGCACTCTTCGGCAGCATAGCTAATGCTATTAAAAGAGGAAGAGCTGCTAAAGCAGAGGGCAAGAAGTTCGGTTCAGGCCTTGGTAAAGAGATTGCTATAGGTGCTGCAACTGGGGGTGTTGGAATGGCAGTTGACGGCATCAAAGAGTTGAGATCTCCTAAGGAGGCAAGACAAGCACGTAAAGAGGCAAGACAAGAAAGACGTGCAGCTCGTAAAGAGATGACTGGTGCAGAAAGAAGAGCAGACAGAAAAGCAGCAAGACAGGAAAGAAGAGAGGCTAGAAAGGAAAGACGAGCTAAGCGTAAAGAGTTTAGAAAAGAAATGCGCGAGGACAGAAGAGATGTAAGAGCTAATGCTGGGGGTGATACTCCATCAAAGCCAAAACCAAGTTCTAGTGCAAGCAGCGATCGTCCAATGGCACCCCCGATGACTGCAATGGTCAAGGATGGAGCTAGAAAGAATATGGTTGATCGTCGTGTCAAGAAGAAGTCTGGCGGCTATGCTATTGAGAAAACTGCTTCTGGTAAGAAGATGGCTGATACGCTTGGTGTGAAGAAGAACAGAAAGCAAGCAGTGGGTGGTATCAGAAAGAGCAACAGGCTTCATGCTAAGAAGAAGAAGATAGAGGGCCAGATGAAAGACTCCATAGGCGCAGTAAATGCTGAAGGAGCAAAGAGACAGGCTGAAGGCAAGAGAGGACCAGGTAAGCTCAAGAAGCAGCTCGAAAGACGTAGAGATAGAGTTGAGAAGATAGAGAACCGGATCACTAAGCATAGAAGAAAAAATCGTACTGCGTAATGGAATATCCGGCACTAGAGTATAAGAAAGGAGGGTCACGTAAGGACGCGTGCTACCATAAGGTAAAAGCGCGTTACGACGTGTGGCCCTCCGCTTATGCCTCAGGTGCACTGTCTAAATGTAGAAAGGTTGGTGCAGCAAACTGGGGTAGAAGCAAGAAGGAAGAAGGAGGTCCTCGTCATCCACAACGTGAAGGCGAGAGCAACAGAAGCTTCAAACGTAGAGGATACGGCAAGTTTGCTACAGCTGATGCAGCTAACTTGAAGAGAGCAGAAAGGCTGCAAAAGCAGGGTGTAATTAAAGGTCCTAAGAAGGTTGCTAAAGAAGATCAGAATCCAAAGCTGGACTATGATAAGGATGGTTACAGACTGTACACCAGCAAGCGAGTTCGTAAGCTGGCGGACAGAAAGAGGAAAGTAGCCAAAAGAGCATACAACAGAAGACAGAGTGGGAAGAGTTCTAGCATGCAGAATACTAGAATGAAGTCCATCGAAAGAAAGCAGGATTACCTACGTAGTCAGGGTAAAGGCTATACCAGATACTCTGCTATGGGCAACCCTAAGGGCATAAGAAAAGCTAAGAAGAGAAGACGCTAAGTGCATACAATTAAGGACATACACAAGGATTACCTAAAGCATGTTGAAGACCCCATAGAGACCCGTTTGTTCAAGCAGCTCTGTGAGGAATTCAACATGCAGGTAATCGATCTAGTCCTTGATGGGAAAGAGTTTAGCATGGGTAACAACCTGTCTACACTCTCTGTACGACGTATAGAACGCAATCCTAGCAAGCCTACAATAGACTGGTGGGAAAGCAACAACTACAAACAGGAACTCCTTGCACAAGGTAAGGAGCTCTACAATGCTGAGACAGGGGAAGGTGAGAAGTGGTTTATCTACTACACTGACCCCTGGTACTGTAAGTACCACTGGCAGAAGTCTAGATGTAAACTGGCTAACAAATCTGCCTATCGGTTTACCCCAACCCGAGGAACAAAGGGGAATAAAGAGAAGCTCACAAAGCTCCTCAAAGACGACGAACTAGCTTACCTAAGATTCAAGAGACATGGCAATATATAAGACAACATCTAGCCAGGAGATAGTCCGTAAGGTCATGCGTGACTTGGCTCCAGAAGATCCTAACTGGATTCATGATGCCATTGAATGGATAGGGGAAGCGCTTGAACATATTGGGGCTAGTGCTCAGTTAGAGAGCAAGACCTGTGTGGTTAAGATAGAAAACCACAAGGGTAGTCTGCCCCCAGATATGTACTACCTAGAACAGGTAGCGCTGAATAAAGACCAGCAGACAAAGGCTCAACTACAGTCTACCATTGATCGTATTAATGAGAACATACGAGAGATAGCTGTAAAAGTAGATAAGAGTGACCAAGCTAGATCAGAGCAACTTGCTGGGTACAACAGTGATCTTGCTATATACAACCCTAGCTTGGCAGAGCTTGTGCTTGATACTCAAAGCAGTTTCAACGATATGAAGGTGTTGGAAACCGAGAAGAGAAACTTGCTTAGAAGATTGTATGCTGATGCACATGTACTGTACAGCACCTATACAAATATGAATGGGCCTCAGATGCAGACCATGGAAGTATGTACTGCAACATTTGTCCCATCAGATGACTGTCCTGATTGTAACCACACAACAAAGAAGTGTTACTTCGTAGAGTCAGATAGAATCAAGACATCGTTCGATGCAGGTGAGGTATGTATAGCATACAAAGCTTTCCCAACAGATGCAGACTGTTACCCACTTGTACCTGACAGCATAAGCTACAAAGAAGCCATGTTCTGGTACATCTTTAAGAAGATGCTGCTTAGAGGCATGCAGCCCAAGAATGGGTTCAACTACATGACGGCTAATCAGCAGTGGCAGTACTACTGCACACAAGCACGCAACGAAGCTGTATTCCCAGACATCCCACAGATGGAGAGCTTCATGAACCAGTGGGTCAGACTTCTACCGAACATCAACAGATCAGAGGAGCAGTTCGAGAATCTGGGTACTAGAGAAGACATTTACAGAGGAATGTACAATACATACGGAACGAGATGAAGACATTCTCAATGGGCATGAATAAGGACAAGGAACTTCTGGGACAACCAGAGGGTACATTTCGTGATGCCTTGAACATAAACATTGACTACACACAGGGGTCTGTAGTCAATGAGGAGGGTGTAACTCTTATGGGGTCTACAGATAAGTTTATTGTCTGTGGGTACTCAGTGTTGGAGGATGACCGTGTAGTTCTGTTCGGTAGGCAGGAGACAGACACCCTAGCAGCAGACGGTGTAAACTACACGTACTACCATCAGATCAAGTTGTTCTTCCCAAAGGAAGACTACTCTCTGGTTCTGTATCAGGACAACGCACTAAACTTCCAACCGACTCACTTCATACAGACTACCCACAGAAAGAACCAGGCGGGGGAAACACTTGTATACTTCACTGATGGTTACTTTACAGAAGGGACCACAGGAATACCAAGTGATGAGCCATACCTGCTAGACTACAATCCACCAAGGGTATTTAATGTAGATAAGCAGTACAAGAGAATTACACAGTTTGGGGACCCCTACACAAGACTGTATGGAAACAGCAAGTTCACCCCAGACAACCTAAGACTCATACCCTACATAGGACCACGAGCAAGGTTCAGTGTCCCCATCTACACAAGTTCATCAGCTGTATTTGGGTTTAGCCCTAATGGTGTAAGTATCAGAACAGGGGGAGCCTTAAAGTGTGGGGCATATCATTTAGCACTAGCATACGAAGATGATGAAGGTCAGACAACAAACTATTTTGAGATGTCGCCTGCAGCCTACATTACGTCTGGAGATGAGAGAGCTATTCCAACCACAGCTCTAGTAGGGGGTACAGGAGGTTTACCAACTAACAAATCAATAAACTGGCAGGTTATCGTACCCGATACTTGTATATACAATAAAATAAAGCCAGCAGTAGTTGCAATAAACGATGAGGTAATTACTGCGTATGAGCTGCCATCTGTGCAGATTACACCAACAGGTTCTGTGAACATAACCTACACAGGCCTAGAAGAAGCTGCAAGTGTAGCAGTAGAAGACATAATAGTAGACGATGCAGAGTACCTCGTAGCTCAGACAATAACGCAGCAGAATAATAGACTGTACCTAGGTAACCTAAAAACAAACAAAGACATAGGATACCAGGGATATGCTAATAACATACAGCTGGAGGCTGTAGTTAAACCACACGCATTCTTCAGCCCAAGAATGTATGACACCGCTATAATCAACTATGGGTATAGTCAAATGCTTATGGCGTGGGGCAAGGACTTTGGTCAGTCTTACAAAACTGATGGGTTTGAAGGTGCCGGCAGTACATTTAATCTACTAGACAGTGGAAGCTATGGGGCTATAGATAACACATTAATTAATGCTGAGCTTACAGATTCATACATAGACGTACTCTCGAATCTAATGTTAGATCAAAACTCTCAGAGTGTCAAAAACGGGTACAAGAACCCGGCTATGAACTACGCCATGAAAAGCTACAGAAGGGGTGAAGTATATGCCTTCTACATCTCCTTTGTATTGAAAGACGGCAGCGAGTCATATGCTTATCATATTCCAGGGAGAGATGCAAAACAATTGGACGATGGGTCACAGGGTTCTCCTAATTTAAATCTAGGAAGACTATTTGAAGACGACACTCTTACAAATGGTGGCGTAGCAGCTGAATACTGTAGGGATGCTTACGGAATGCACCCCCATGAGTTTAGTAAGTCTGATCCAACAGCACGAATCTGTGAGATAGTTGATACAACAGATCACACTAGGACTACAGGGTACGTTGGAAACTCAGTTGAAGATCCTCAAACTACAGCCTTTTGGTCAAATAAGAATGAGGTATACCCAAATACACCAGACTTTAGCATAGCAAGAGACGTAAACCCCGATGGAACAGTTTCCTCTCTAGGCAGCAGTGAAGCACTAGTAGGACGCAACGTTAGACACCATAAGATGCCAAGTAACCACTCTAAGCAAGTAGATGGTTTTATGACCTCAGCCAGTGTTCAGGGTGATTACATAGCAGAGCAGGCAATTATAGATGGGAGTAATGCATTTTCTAATAGTGTAACAAACGTTAACCCACTACAATCCGTACCACTCAAAACAACAGAGACTGTAAACGTTCTTGGGATACAGCTTAGCAACATCAAGATTCCAAAGCACATACTCCAAAATGTGCAGGGCTATAAGATATACTATGCAAAGCGTAAGCCCGAAGACAAGACGATTCTTGGGCAATCTATTGCTATACCTGCTCATCCTAGGTACGCATCTGTGCCTGAGCAGAGTGTAGTACAGGCTAAGAAAGGACCATACTACAGAGGGTGGTACTTGTACGGAGGTCTTAGATCAGACACCAGAGCTGGGGTAGAAGTATCCCCACTATGGAGAACACGTGACCTGGATCATACGTATGTTGCGTCCCCAGTATTTACGTTCCACGACTTTAATATGTTGAGACGTAAATCAGACTTGAGTGCAGCTACCCACATCTCAGCACAATACGGTATAGTGTTTAGGCACTTCATGGGAGGGCCCGGTCAGTTTATACCACCCTGTGACTACGACAAGCTTAAGTTCGCACACCAGAAGACTGGTGCTAACTACGGGTATTTAAATAACCTTGAGGACGCAGCAAGAGAATGTACAGTACTCCCATCATCAGGATGGGTATCAACAGAGTTGAGAAACACTGTATCATTCACAAAGCAGAATGGTATCATAGGTACATCATACGTTGTAGACATATCAGACAACGTAAAGAACACAGCATTTAAGTTGCAGGATGGTAACTACGACCCTGATGCCAACAGCCTGGAGAACTACCAGCTCGGTAGAATTACAGGTCAGCAAGACGACGATGACACGGAACAGGGACCAAGTGTAGAGCAGTACAGACTGAGTAGACTGCAGAGAGTAAGAGCTTACTTTACAGGTATGTTCATAGGTACAGCCTATGTAAATCCATACGACTGTCTGCAGACATCGCACATCATTAAGGGTAATGATCGTAAGAACAGCAACAGTGCAGTCTATCTAAACAGTGACTGGCAGGATGCAGCCGAGTTCTCTGCGATTACCAATACTAAGACAGGTAACCTGCTTAACCTTAAAATATCTCCCAAGTCATCAACGTACATAGAAGGAAACAGCACTACCAAGCTGCATAATGCAAATGCTTTCTTAGGAGCAACATTCCTGTACAACAGAGGTGGGGAAAGCTCTATACTCATTGGACTCGAGAGTGGGCTTCCACTATTGAGAGGACACCTGCCTAGATTCGAAACATGGAATGGGGAAGGATTGAACTACTCTTTCCATGGACTATCTAGATGGTCTGAGTCACAGTTCTTCTACTTCCCTGATGCACCAGATACATCTCACCCTCTGGGAGGACTGACTAGATATTTTGAATATGCAGGTACTGAAGCTGACCCTAACGCTAACCTCGAAAACCCATCTAGTCCAATAAATGGGGACAGGTACGACCCAGAGAGTGGTAGAGGTATGAACTTTGCTATGCTTCCGTACAAGACAGATATTGGTATGCCAATGGCATGGCTTGTAAATCTGTGTGCTGCAAAGACTGATGTCTTCAACCCGTTTGATAGACAGGAGTTGGTGTGGACAGGATACTATGTAGAAGTAGATGAGCCTGTAACCCAATCAGATGGAACTATAACGAATGACTACTACAACGGCGAGACCAGCCCCTACATCTTTGGTGGGGATACGTTTATATCTAAGTACTCATTCAGAACCACTTCGCAGAGCTATGGCCACTGCCACTTTAGACTTAACTCTAGAGACCCAGGCATCAAGAATATCAAGAGTGATGATACAGATCTGAACATGTATGCCTTTGAGGGGTACTACTCTCCTAACATCACAGCGAATCAGAACGAGGATATATTCTACAGATTCGGAGGAGGTGACTTGAGTGCGGCAGGTATAGATCCTGAAGGAGGGTACAGAAGAGACCAAGGTGATGTACCTCTTAGTATAGGTGGACTTAGCAATTCGTATGGTCTGACGAATGGGCAGTTGATCTGGAGATTGAACTCAGCGAATGTTACATCAGACTATCAATCTGATGCGTACAACACTCGTAATCAGATTACAGTTGCTGCTCTCATGGAGAATGGTAACTGGATGCAGGGTACAGTAGACCCAGTCTCTAGTTTGTTTGAGTTCTTTGTAGAGTCTGACGACAACATCGAGCTTAGACACTCTAACCCGGTAGATGACAATACAAGATTCCTAGGAACAAGTACTGCAAAGCAGATCATCTTTGCCCCACCTACAGATAACCTGACTGCTACAACAAGCTTGCTTTACTCTCAGCACTACTCAGCGCTGCAGGATAAGAAGGTAACCATACCACTCCCAACAAGAAGCAGGCTCAAGGATGTGGATACATTTGAGATAAGAGTAGCTCGCTCTACGGTTGACTCAGGTAGTCTTGCTGATGGGTACAGAAAGTTCAAGGCCTTGGACTACAAGGACATTGACTCCAACAGAGGAGATATTAGAAACATGTTCAGCATAGCTGGTACTTTGTACATACATACAAAGAGAGCTATGTTCTTGACAAGAGGTAAAGAAGAACTTCAGCTGTCTGCAGTAAATGCATTCATCGGTAGTGGTGACATCTTCTCACAAGACCCAGACGAGATGGGCCAGTCATACTTAGGTATGGGTGGTACTGACTCTAGGTATGCTCATGTTACTACAGAGCATGGTCACTTCTTTATCAACAGAGCAGACAGGGCTGTGTACAGCATGGCTGGTGGTCAGATACAACGTATCTCAGATGCAGGTATGAAGACTTGGTTCAGGGACAATCTTGAGTTCAAGCTCAAGGAGTTTGGTATTGACCTAGATGGGGAGCAGTACCAGCTGCAAGACTTCTACTCTGATGCAACAACAGCTAAGTACGGAATAGGATTTACTGTTGGGTATGATCCTAAGTACAAGCGTATAATGATCACCAAGCGTGAACCAATCCCAACACAGAAGTTTAGAGAGGATTACTTCGCTGGTAAGATCAGAATCATAAACAACATACCTACCACTGTCCCAGGACCAGATGAAGCAGATGCTGGATGTATTGATCTCGTAACAGCAGAGCAAGGAGGAGCAGGCAATAGAGGCCAAGCCCCAAACATTAAGAAGGCAGCAACGACTACATACTGTGGACCTATTGGACTTGGTAATCCTGTGTACTTTACTCAGGGAGGGTGGACAGTATCATACTACCCAGAGAAAGGAGTATGGGGCAGCAGACACAGCTATCTCCCAGACTTGTACATATCTACATCTACAGACATGTTTACTGTGGCTGAGGATCAAAGATGTGACACCTGCAGAATAAGACTGTGGAAGCACGGTAATAAAAATGTACCAGGTGGGTTCTACGGAGAAGTATATAGGTCTGAGATAGAGTTTGTAGAGAACACAGCACCAACAGAGCCTAAGCTGTTCTCATCAATATTCTACTGGGCAGACTCATACAAAGAAAACACGTCTAACCCTGAGACAGACAGAAAGACCACACCAGGCTTTACATCGTTCTACGTGTACAACTCAAACCAGATATCTGGTACGGGGGAGAGCATCAACTACCTCTCTAACGCTAGACTCGTAAACAGAATGTGGCAACTGAATAACTTCAGAGACTTAACTAAACAAGAAACTATAACAGAAGGAAGACTTATTTCTCCAGAGCCTAACCTAACAGGAGGCTACACCAACAGCGTTATCACTAACCAGCAGACTATATCAATGTTCCAAGAAGAGGGAGTAGTTAACCCTAACTATATAGATGTAGATAAAAGCTGGTTTAACAAGGGTAAGTTTATGGACCACTACCTAGTTGTTCGACTAATTAACGATAACTCTAATGGAAATTTATTACATTTGCACGGAGCTGGAGCTAACTTCCGTAAATCATACAGATAATGGCAGACAAGAAATGGATACAGAAGGCCAATAAGCGGATGAAAGAAAAAGGCACCGTAGGCTCATTCACGAAGTACTGTGGTGGTCGTGTAACACAATCTTGTATAGATCGTGCTAAAAAAAGTGATGACCCCACACTGAGACGTAGAGCACAGTTTGCTGCAAACATGCGTGGTCTTGGTACCAAGAAAGGCAGAGATGGCATTAGAAAAGAGCGTGAGGAGATGTTCCTCGGCGGTGCACTCAAAGCTCTTGGTGGTGTAGCTAAGAACGTAGCAGGTAAAGCTGCAGCAGGTAATGTAGGTAAGTTCGGTGAGTTCCTTGGTGGTGATAAGTTTGCGGCTATTGCAGGTGCAGCTGGAGGAGTTGGTGGTGGTGTAGGATCAGCTATTGGTGGTATGGCATCAGGTGCTAAGCTTGGTGCTGCTCTCGGTACAGTTGTCCCAGGTATTGGTAATGTTGTAGGTGCTGCTATTGGTGGTATAGCTGGTGGTCTTAAATCTATCTTCAAGGGCCGTAAGGCAAAGAAAGAAGCTGAAGAAGCTAAGGCTAAAGCTGAAGCTGAAGAAAAGAAGATGAAGCACGACATGCTGAAGGCTCAGTACCAGGCCCAGTATGATGCCACAATACAGAACATGCCACAAGAGAACTACGAGAATGTCAACCAAGGTGTAGCATTTAAGAAAGGTGGTAGAAAGAACAAAGGACTCCAAGCACAGTCTAATGTAGACTACCAGACATACAGCGGTACTACAGGTAAGAGCATGAGCAGAGAGACTGCTCAGAAGATGTGGGATACTAAGTCATCAGCAGATGAAAAGAAGCTTGGGTCTAAAATGACACAAGACTCAGATGGTAACTATGTAGTGCGCACCAAGACAGAGGAGAAAGCTCAGTATGGTATGAGAACTGAAGCTGTTGAAGGCAAGCGTAGACTTCCTGGTGGTCTTGAACTCAAGCTTAAGAACGGTGCTAAGAAGTATGTAGGTAACAAGCACGATGAGGCAGGTAAAGGCTCTGACAGCGGTATCATTCTTGAGCATAGTACAAAGACTAAGAAAGGTCTTGAGGTAGAAGATGGGGAACTCGAAGTAAAAGACGAAAAGGGTTCATACATTGTATCTAACTACCTAAAGAACCCTGAGACTGGGAATACATTGGCTAAGGACCTTGAGAGGGAACTCAAAGGACTTGACAAGGACAAGGATGCTAAGAAGATCAAGGAGATCAACAAGAAGTACATTGACCTGAATGAGAAGCTCAAGGACAAGAAGAAGGAGCCAGATGAGATAAAGGCTTACCACGGTGCACGTCGTATTTATCAAGAGGGTGGAGGTAAGAGACCTATTAAGAGCTACGAAGAGTTTGTTGCTGCATACCCTAAGTTCGAGGATCATGTAACAGCATACCAGCGATACATCAAGGATATGACTCAGGACCAAGATGCACCTGAGACTTCAGCAAGAGCACAAACATATCTAGATGAGGTGTTTGCTCAGAATATGGCTGATGGTCATGCTGAGCTGTATGAAGGTCCAAATGCTCTAGATAAAGGAACAAGAGGTGTTGGGTCTCTCAACATGGTTCCAGAAGGAGCAGAGGTAAGAGCGGATTCTCTACCAATGAGTCAGATAGAAGTAGCCCAGGTTGTAAGGCCGGAGCTTGATAAGAGTCTTAAGACATCTGACACACAAGTAGGAGAAGCTGTATCGTCGGGTAATGTTCAGGAAGCTTTGCTTGATGAGCTCAATGAGATGGACGGACCAAGTAAGGTATCAGGTCTTTTGAATCAACTTGATGAGATGCCTAGTGAAGTCCCAATGGAGGATGCAGTTGAAGAGGAGACTAAGGGTAAAGGTGTGTTGGAGAAAGTTGGTGACTTCTTGGGTAAGATACCTAGAGGCTACGGCCAGGGAACTATGTTGCAGGCACTTGGTGCAGCTGCATACCTGAAGAACAGAGACGATCCCATGGCTCCAATGCTTGCACCATCATACATCAATCGTATCCCGCCTGCAGAGTATAAGTCATTTGCTCCTGAGAGAGCTGCAGCTACAGCTGCATACAATGCTCAGGCTAATACTATTGATACAAGTATTGCAGGTCCTGCTGCTATTGCAGCTAGACAAGCAGCTATGGCATCACAGTCAGCTAACATGTCTAAGATTGCATCTGAAGATGTGAGAGAGCGTGCTAGAATCAATCAGCTCAATGCCAACAATGAACTGCGTGTAGCACTCGCTAACCAGAAGGCATACAACGAAACAAACAGAGCTAATGCTGCTGCTAAGTATGCAGCTGATCTCGAGAAGTTTGAGAACAAGTATGCAGCACTCGACAAGATTGGGGATACTACTGCACAAGCTCTTAAGGATAGACGTCAGGCACAGTCTGATAGACTGCTTGCTGCAGCTACACAGATTGGTGGTGCATATGACAGAGCTGAGGAACGCTATGGATTCAACAAGCTGTTCCCATTCTTGGCACAGGATAAGAGTGTACAAGGTGGTCTAACTGCTGAACAAGCACAAGCACTTGCACTCCTTAATGGGGAGACCGTAAGTGATGAGGAAGCAGCACTCGAAGATGTTGGTGCTTTGGAAGGAACTCCTGTATCACAAGAGGAAGAGGGTGATATGGATCAAGAGAGAAGAGGAGGTAGAAGAGATAAGAGAAAGAAGCGTTATATTAAGCGCAAAGGCACTGTACGCCGCAGAAGAAAGATTAAAAAGAAGTAATCATGCCACTAGACTTTGGGGAAACTAAGTCCATGTATGTAGACCGTGGACAGAAAGAGGTATCTAAGATTCTCAGTGATCGGTACCTGCAGAACTTTCTGCAGACTGACGCTATGCAGAGACAGGCAGCATCACTTACAGCTGCCCCATTTGAAGGTGATGAAGCACTTAAGACTGAAGTTCTTCAGGACACTGATGCATTCTTGCAGGCAGCTGCTACAGCAGGTGACTATGAGAACATGACAACCGATATCGTACGGGCTGCAGGTAACTACCAAGCTCGTGTAGCTCCTATACAGCAGAACCAAAAAGCATGGCAGGAGTATCAAACACAACTTGATGAGCAGGTAGCTAAGGGTGAGGTGCCACAGGAGAATGCTGAGCGCCTGAAGCGTAAGGCAATGATGACTTATCAAGGTCTACAAAAAGATGCGGATGGTAATGTGGGTGGATACTTCCAAGGAGAACAAGCTGCAACAGATCCTAACATCATGAAGATGTTGGATGATGCGGTAAAGGGACTGAAGTCTAGCAGTGGTAAGGATATTAAAAGAGTTGTAGG